GGCCAACACAGAGCCAGCCACGCGCTCCCAAAGAGGCTCTGTGCGGCCATAGCCCTGCACCCATGTGCAGTCTGCAAAATTACGGGGTGTTTGAAAGTTGGAATGTTTCACGATCAGCTCCTTGCTGGTTGGTTAATGTGCCCACAGTATAGCACGAAGTCCCACAATCAATGCAACTAGGGATAAACCCTAAAGCGATGTGATCTCCACATCATGTGGCCTGCGCTTGCCATCGAGCAACTCATGCAGGCGTTTCTCGGTCAATCGATGGCAACGAATCATGGTGCGTGCAGACAAGACATCCAGAAGCTCGGCGTAATCGCTCAGGATGGCCCGTACAGCCTGAATTCCAGTCCCATCCATACGGATGGTGCCACCGGCCATGTTTCGCTTGCCAGCGACCGCCAGGGCAGTAATGGAGTCCATTAGCAGGCCACCGGCATCCTCGCAGACCTTCATCTCGACCACCAGCGTCTCCATGAGATTGACTGCATCGGAAACAACGCGCCAGTCGTCCGTGGTGGGCACTGGCGATGTCTCCATGGCGTTCAAGCCCTCATACATCCTGGTGAGCTGGTGTGTGCGGTACGAAGCAGGCAATGGCTCAGTGGGGCTGGCCATCATCTCGTCCATGATGGTGTAGTGCTTGGGCCTTTGCCTTGGCTTGCTTTTTTTCACGCAATTACTCCGGCATCCTTGAAGCCAACGAGCATCGGGTGAGGACGTGGCAAATCCATGCCGATCGGTCGCCACATGTGCAGGCAGCGCGGGTGGTTGTTGACCCACTCGCTCTTGGGTGGGTGGTACTGAATGACGCAGTCCTCATCGTCCCAGAACATCTCCTTGATCTGGCACATCTCCTCCCAGGTGGGGCAGCGATCACGGCGTGAGACGCTGACATGCTCCCAGCCTGCACCATCAGTGGCCAGAACCAGCAATCTCTGCTGATGCTTCAAAGGCACGATGAACATGCCGTTGTTGCCAAAGGACTCATCGCTGGCCATCTTGCCATCACGCACACGAAACTTCTCTGGAATCTTGAACATCAGTAACCCCTCCAAATGCGCACGTCCACCAACCACAGCGAGACAAAGAACTCGCCATCGGTAAAACCAATGCCGAACACCGGCCACTTGTGCATCAGCGTCTCAATGCTGATCTTGATCTGCTTTCTCATGCTTTGGCCTCCAGCGCCTGCTGGCGCTCCATCTCCATCTTGACGCAGTGCAGAATTTGCGCTGCCAGCGTGCGCGTGTTGCGCTCGGCCATCTTGCGCAGCTCACGCTCGATGTCGGCAGGCAACCGAATGGTCATGTATCGGTCTTTGATTTTTGAGGTGGCCATCAGTCAGTCCCTCCAGCATTGGTGATCGCATCCTCGAACATGTCGGCAATGGCAGGCACACCGGCCAGTTCGATTGGCACGCCATTGGTCAGCAAACTGACCAAGTCCTCTTGGCCAGCGACCTCGATGTCGAATCGGGTCTGGGCAGCATGGCGAATTGCTTGTGCCTGGTTGCCAGCGCGAATCAGGCGGTGGCGGTTGGTCTCCACATCGGTGACGACATAAATGCGTGTGCTCATAGAATTTCCTTGTGTTGGTTGAAAAAGGCCTGAATCTTGCACTTGGCATCGTCAGCACCTTTTCCCACTATACAGCAGAATTTCACACTTTCAAGATAATCGATCCAGTCTTTCTGCTCGGCACTCAGGCTGCCACCCTTGCTGCGCTTCATCTCCACCCAAAGCCCCCAAGCAGGACTGAACAGGTCAGGCACGCCACTGCTCACGCCCTCGGCCTTCAAGCGGCCAGCGGTGGCCGGACTGCGAGCGCCACCATTGGGAATCGCAAAGATGCGCACGCCTGGCCAAGTCTGTCGAAACCAGCGCACCAGCTCTCGCTGCTCCTCGTGCTCGGTCGGAATATGATCATCGGTCAAAATGGAATCTCCAGTTCCCACTTCGGGCAGGCATCTACCTCGGCAGCAAATTCGGCTGGCGGTGTCATGAAGAACTCAGTGCACAGGCCATCGGTGCCGTACATCTCGCAGGTGTGGCAGCACTTGGGTGGGCCAGCCTTGATCCACTCTCGATAGTCAATCAAGAATTGTGGCTCTGGTGGTCGGCTCATGACTTTCCACCTCGCTGCATCAACTTCACCCAGCACCGAGCGCAATGCCACTTGGTGCGCACGCTGACACCACCCATCGGGTCAGCCTCTCGACTGCAAACATCGCAGACCTTCAACTTCTGCGCTCTCACCATCTCTGCATCAACATCAATCATTCCCAGCTCCTTTTCATTACTCTAAAAAACTTGCCATCCAGCCGATACTCAATGCTGCTTGGCGGCGTCGAGTTGCTCATCTGCACGCCAATGTAGTCCAGCCCTGCCTCGCCCTCCATGCGCGATACCTGGGCCAAATCAGCGCCAGCACTGTTGGCCATAGTGAACAACTGCTGCATGGCCCTCTGGCCTGCATACCCATCGTGCAGCACAGGCAAGTACTCGGTGATTGGCTTGTCTGACAGACTGCCGTAATAAGTGCAGGCCAGCATCAACTTGCCACTGGCCTTGCTGATATGCGTGCGCCAGTTCCAACTCGTGATCTCAAGGTCTTTTCCTTCCAGGCCCATGATGTCGTCGTCTCGCAGCACCATGGCCTTCTTGACTGGCTCAGGAAACGGCGCAGCGCAGGCAGGGCAGATCGCTGCCGAAATATGCACCAGCTCCCCGCAGTTATCGCAAACCTTGACTGGTGCCTCGCCATTGCCATCGCCACCCTTTTTAGGCGGCTGAACATTGGTGATCGGGCCATGCGACTCGACCACACCGGCAAAGTCGAGCACCAGGCAATGATCGGTGTGCGACTTCACGCGCATGCCACGGCCTGCCATTTGGACATAAAGGCTGGCGCTCATGGTTGGGCGCAGCATCACAACCAGATCGATGTCTGGATAGTCAAATCCTGTGGTCAGCACATTGGCATTGGTGAGCGCACGCAAGCGGCCTGCCTTGAAGTCGGTCAGCATACGATCGCGCTCTTTGTTTGGTGTCTCGCCAGTCACGCACTCAGCAGTCACACCCTGCTGGCGCAGGACTTCGGCCACGTGCTCGGCATGCTTCACGCCAGCACAGAAAAACAGCCACGCCTTGCGCTCACCGGCCAAGGCCATGACCTCATGCACCACAGCCTGATTCTTGTCATCGGTGTCCACAGCGGCCTGCAACTCAGACTCAATGAATTCACCCCCACGCTTCTTCACGCCACTCACATCCAGCTTGGCCTTGGTGATCTTGGAGCGCAGCGTGGCCAAATAACCCTTGAACACCAGCTCCTCGATGCTGACCGGCTCCAGCAGATCATCAAAGAGCGCAGGCTTGTCAGTAATTAAGCCATGCCCCAAGCGATAAGGCGTGGCGGTCAGACCGATCACGCGAAGGTGCGGATTGATAACCTTCAACTCGCCAAGCAACTTGCGGTAGCCACCCTCATCCTTGTGGTTTACCAAGTGACACTCGTCAATGATCACCAGATCGATGTGGCCAAGTGCACCGGCCTTGGTGCGTACCGACTGGATGCCAGCAAAGGTGATCGGCTCTCCCAAGTCCTTGCGGCCAATGCTGGCGCTGTAGATGCCAAGCGGTGCGCCAGGCCAATGCTGGCGCATCTTCTCGGCATTCTGCTCAATCAACTCCTTGACATGGGTGAGCATGAGCACCCGAGTCTCTGGCCAGTTCTGCAAAGCATTCTTGCACAGCGCGGCCACAATGTGCGACTTGCCAGACCCAGTCGGCAGCACCAGGCAAGGATTTCCGTGGTTGCCAGCCTCAAACCATCGGTACAGCTCGTCGATGGTGCGTTGTTGGTAGTCACGCAAGGTGGTCATCCAACAATCCTCCCACCAAAGTCCTTGCGCATCTCAGCAATGAATGGATCACCACTGCCACAAGCTTCGGCATTGGCCAGCAACTCCTTGGAGCCAAACACGCCTTCCTGCTCAGGATCGCCATTGGCCAGATTCACGCCATTGATCTCATACACAGCGGTGAACTCGTCTGGCCCATCCTTGCGCTGCCAAGGCACCAGATCAGGGTGCAGGACATGCGACTCGCAGCCAGTACGCTGGGCATCCACAGGAATCACATCGTCCCACTTGGCGCAGTGCCAAGTCGAGTCCGAAAGCGGTGTTGCCATCGCGCAGGTGCGGCAGTTCACATGCTTGGTGGTCTTGGACTGGTGGCAGAACTCGTGCGCATCACAGAACTTGCACTGGTACCAGCTTGCATCCGAGCTGATCGGCTCAGGCATGCGGTCGGTCAGGGCGATGCGCTGGCCACGAGCAATGGCTTTGCTTGCCACATCCTTGTCAAACTTCACGCGCTCGGTGTGGATGCGGTCATCGTCCTTGCAGACAGCTAAGTACAGCGCACGATCAATTCCGGTACCGGACATGTAGACCTGCATCTGCACAAAGTGCTCGGGCTTGGACTTCTCCACGCCATCCTTGGCCAGCGCGTCGAACGACTTCTTGGAGTGGGTCTTGAACTCAGCGATGTGCTTGGACTTGGGCGCTTCTGGAACACCCTTGTCGATGATGGCATCCAGCGAGCCGGACACATGGCTGCCAAAGTCTACACGGTGCTGGGCAGAGACCTTGCGCACATCGATGCCAATGGCACGCAAGTCGCTGATGATGTTGGCCTCCTCTTGGTGGCCACGCCTGAACAGACGCAGGATGCGACCAGGGAAGCTCGGCTGCACAGCCCAGCGAAACGACAGCCACAGCCACCGATCGCACACATGGCCCAGAGTGCTGGCTCCAAGGTGTGGGCGTGGCACTTCGGCCTGCACCTCATGGTGCTTGTCAATCAGCGCCTGAATGTTATTCTCTGACTCGGGAATCTTCATGTGGTTCTCCTTTGTAGTTGCCAATTGCCCAGACTGCAAAGGGGGGGAATTCAATTCACACCCTTACAGCCTGGGCTTTTTTTTGCTTACTTCTTAGCCCAAGGTGGTGCAGCTTTGGCAGGTGCTGCCTGAGCAGCCTCAGCCTGCTTCACAAATGGTGGCACAGCAGCTGCTGGCGCTGCACTTCCAGACAAAGACCTGAATCCCTTGACCTCGTTGCTGGCACCATACTGAGCATCATCTTTGACAGACAGCTTGATGCCGATCTGACCACCAATTAACTGATCGGTGTCGGTGACTTTGGCCAAGCCAATTGCACGCATGATCTCACCAAGATCAGCGCGACCAATCTCCTCGGCCTTGGGGTTGGCATTCTTGATGTTCAGATTGCCAAACACCACGCGACCTTGGTGGCTTGGGCCAGTGATGTCGTAGCGCAGCTTGATGTACTGGCCATTGCCAGCCTTGGTTGCCTTCAGCTCAGACTGAGAGATGGTGGCGGTGTACCAGCCAGCAGGCAGCGGCTCAAAGTTGCCATTGCCTTGCGGCAGTTCGTTGACGTTGAATTCTTCGTTTAAAAAAGCCATGATTTACTCCTTGGGGATAATTTTGAAAGATGGGCGGCCAGGCTTGGCCGTAATTGCACCGGCCAAAGGCCCAGTGATCGTTGCGTCTGTTGCTTTCCAGATCGCCATGTTCAGCTCAGGTTTCCATCGGAACAACTTGGCCAAGTGCTCGGTCAAACCAAACTCAGCGGCAAGCTCTTGCACTTTGTCACCGTCGACTTTTCGGTCGATGCGGCCAACGATCTTGATCTCGTATCGACCAGGCTCGACAGTCTCGGTTCCTTCAAGGTTCTCGGCAATGGTTGCCAGCTTCTTGATGTGGTCTTCAATATCGCGTCTATCTGCTGTCGCATCTTCTTCTTGTGCTTTCGCTTCCAGCCACATGCTGGCCAGCTCGTTCATGTCATTGGGTAAAGTCTTGGTGTTCATGCCTTGCCCCCGATCTTGGCAATGATTGCACCCAGATCAGGCGCTTCCCAAGCCTCCAGCTTGCCAGAGCGATCCTTGGCTAGCCAAAGACCGTCCGAGTCGCACATCAGTGCACGCTGAGTTACACCCTCGGCATCACGCTCGACACGCAACGCCAGCACTTCATCAAAGAAGTAAGGCAGGCCTTGTGTCAGGCTCTTGCCTGGCATGCCTGGGTTGTAAAGCATCTTGCCCATCTCGTCGGTGGATTTCTCCAGCTTGGCCGACATGAACACATGCTTGCCAGGCAGATCGCGGAAGGCGCGAATTAGCTCCTGCATGGTGCTGTTCATCTCGCCATACGCTGCACGGCCATCCTTGGACTTTTTCATCTCGTGGTGCAGCACCACCTCGGCCACCTCGCTGATTGAATCCAGCGCGACCGACTCAAACCCAGCAGCCTCCTTGCTGTCGCGGCACCAGGTGAATGCCTCGCGCAAGTCATCCATGCTGGCAATCTCAATGTAGGGCAGATCAGCGTCCTGAATTGACAGCAAACCACCCTCAGCTGAAAGTACGATCACGTTCGGCAAAGTCTTGACCAAAGTGGTCTTACCTGCACCGGCCTGGCCGTACACCAGCAACTTCACTCCATTGGCAGACAAGCTGCCTGTTGACTTCAAATTGATAGCCATGTGGCTCTCCTTTTTTTGCGCCTCCGTCTGGGAATCAGTTCGAGGCGTGCTTGCATCTTAAACCAGAATTGGGGTATAGTGCAAGCACTCCCGCAAATATTTTTACAGAGGTGCAAATTATGATGACTGTTGAGCAGATCAAAAAACGGCTGGAAGATGCCAATCTCAAGAGGGTGGCTGAGAACGCTGGTGTCCATCCGGCCACGGTCTACCGGTTCATGCAGGACGAATCCAAGCCACTATATGAGACGGTCAAATCCCTGAGCGACTACTTAAGCAGGCAGGAGGCGACAGTCAATGGCTGACCTCTCCAAAGTACTCGGTGGGCCATGGGCACCACCACCAGAAAAGCGGGTTGCACCGCCTGAAGAACAACTCAGAGATGCAATCAAAGGCGCAGGGCTTGAGCCACCAGAAGAAATTTTGATGGACGGAAAGATTCACAGGTTCAAGTCAGGCACCAAAGGATCACCAGGTCATGGTGACAAGCCAGGCTGGTATCTGGTGTTCGGTGATGGCATCCCAGCTGGTCGGTTCGGATGCTGGCGAGCAGGCATGGAAGTGACATGGCGTGCAGACGTAGGACGAAAGCTCACTCAGATCGAGGAAATGACCCACCTCAAACGCCTGACAGAAGCCAAAGCCCTGCGAGACGCAGCCCTTGAGCGCCAGCATCAAGTGGCCAGCGAGACGGTCGAGAAAATCTGGACAACAGCCAACCCAGCAAGCTCAGAGCACCCTTACCTGGCCAAGAAGGGAATCGATGTGCATGGTGCACGAATCACAGGAGACGGTCGGCTGGTGCTTCCACTCTACGACCAAGACGGAACTCTGGCCACCTTGCAGTACATCGACCACGAAGGCGGCAAGCTCTACCACCCAGGCGGTCAGACAGGCGGCAAGTTCTGGATGGTAGGCTCACTGGATGAGCCTGGCACCCTGTTCGTGGCCGAGGGCTTCGCAACGGCAGCCACCATCCACGAAACCACCCACAGGCCAGTCGTGGTGGCCTACAGCGCCAGCAACCTCGTTCCAGTGACTGGTACGCTTCGGGAAATGTACGGAGTAGCTCAAGACATTGTGATCGTCGCAGATCACGACAACTCTGGTGTCGGTCAACGATACGCAGAACAGGCCAGCGCCAAATTCGGCGCACGCATGGTTATTCCTCCGACACTCGGTGATGCCAACGATTATGCACAGGCTGGCCACGACCTCGCAGGCCTGCTGATGCCAGTCAAAGACGACTGGCTCATTCCAGCCGACGACTTCTGCGCCCAGCCCAGCCCCATCAGCTGGCTGGTCAAGCGCTGGATTCAGTCCCAAGCCCTGGTGATGGTTCACGGCCCAAGCGGTGGCGGCAAGACATTCGTGGTGCTCGACTGGTGCCTGCGCATGGCCAGCGGTACCGAAGACTGGGCAGGCCACAAGGTCAGGCAGGGCAACGTGGTGTATCTGGCCGGTGAGGGCCACCACGGTCTGCGCGGCAGGGTCGCTGCATGGAAGCACCACCACAAAGCAGGCAAGTTGGCCATGTGGCTGTCCAAAGACGGATGCGACCTCAACACCCCGACCGGCTACCTGAAAGTCGTCGAACAAGTCAGGATGCTGAAAGACAGACCGAGCGTGATCGTGGTCGACACTCTGCACCGGTTCCTCTCAGGCGACGAAAACAGCGCCCAGGATGCCAAGACCATGCTGGACGCATGCAACGCCCTCATGCAGGAGTTCGACTGCTCTGTCATCCTGGTGCACCACACTGGCGTGTCAGAGGAAGCCCAGCACCGCGCACGAGGCTCCAGCGCATGGCGAGGCGCTCTGGACATCGAGATCAGCATCATCCCAGGCAAAGACGATCAGCCTATGCAGATCGTGCAGCGCAAAAGCAAAGACGCAGAAATGGCCGAGACTGTCTACGTCGAGCTGCAACAAGTTGCCATCCCAGGCTGGCGCGATGAAGACGACCAACAGGTCACCAGCGCGGTGATCGTCCAAGCTCAAGCCCCCACAGCACCGAAAAAAGAGTCCAAACTGGATGCGCATAGAAAAGTATTCGAGAACGCATGGTGGGGAACAGGCGCTGAAATACGCGAGGGTTTACCCTACATCAGCAGGTCAGCACTCAAAGACAAACTGACAGCTGATGGCCGAAAACCACGCACGATCGAGAACGATCTGAGTGCGGCCTACCCAGACAAACTGATCGGCGCACTCATCCTCTCCGAGATCATCAGCCCACTTGAACACGGCTGGATGGTGATCGATGATGTCCAATCGAGTGCCATGATGATGAGAAAAGGTAGTCAAGAATGAATCCCCCTAGCCCCCTGAATCCCCCTAGGGGGCAAATCAGGGTTAGGGGGCAAAACGCTCGAAAAGCCCCCTCCCCTCCCCTCACACCCTTTAGGGTGAGGGGGATAGGGGGGCATCGATGCGGCAGGTTTCCAGAGAAAAGTTATCCACAGAAAGGTTAGCAGGTACTAACATGAGCGAAACGACAAACGTCAACGAAATGCTGGCAGGACGCGAGGCAAGATATGGCAGCTTCGAAGGCCATGCAAATATCAGCCAGACCATCAAAGACGACATGCGCAATCACCCAGGATGGGAACGACTGGTGTCTGACCAACGCGAAGCACTTGAGATGATCGCCCACAAAATCGCACGAATTCTGAACGGCGATCCAAACTATGCTGACAACTGGATTGACCTTGGAGGTTATCCAACCTTGGTGGCAAACCGGCTGGAAAAAGAGGACAATGCACAATGACCACAAAAACCCACGATTCAAAAACCAAGATCGAGAACGTCTCGATCGACAAACTCGTTCCATACGCTCGCAACAGCCGAACGCATTCTGATGCGCAAGTGGCCCAGATCGCGGCATCGATCAAGGAATTCGGCTTCACCAATCCGGTGCTGATTGATGGGGGGGGGGGATCATTGCAGGACACGGTCGAGTCATGGCGGCACGCAGCATGAAAATTGATACAGTCCCATGCATCCGACTCGATCACCTGACCGAAGCCCAAAAGAAAGCCTACGTTATCGCAGACAACAAGCTGGCGCTGAATGCTGGGTGGAACGACCAAATGCTCGGCCTTGAACTGGCAGACCTGCAAGGCCTTGGCTTTGATCTGGAGCTGACTGGATTCAGCAAAGATGAGCTTGCTTCCATCATGGCTCCAGAGCCAACCGATGGACATACCGACGAAGACGAAATCCCAAGCATCCCAGAGCAGCCGAAAAGCCAGCGCGGTGATGTATGGCTGCTGGGCGAACACCGACTCATGTGCGGTGACAGCACGCAAGCCGACGATCTGGCCAAGCTCATGGATGGCGACAAAGCTGACCTCGTCTGGACTGATCCACCCTACAACGTGGCAGTCGATGGAAAAGCAGGCAAGATCATGAACGACGACATGAGCAAGTCAGAATTCAGGAAATTCCTGCAAGCGGTCTATGCCAGGTACTTCGAGAACATGCGCGAAGGCGCGGTGATCTACGTGGCCCACGGTGAATCTGAACGCGCAGCCTTCTCGGACTGCCTGGTCGAAGCAGGCCTGAAACTCTCTGAAGTCCTGATCTGGGTGAAGCAAAGCGGAACGCTCTCGCGCCAAGACTTCAACTGGAAACATGAACCTATCCTGTACGGATGGAAAGAAGGAAAAGGCCATCACTTCTGTGGTGACTTTACGCTGACCACGGTGATCGATGATGATCTGGACATCGACAAGATGAAAAAAGACGAACTGGTGGCCATGCTCAAGCAGATCAAAGAGAAAATGCCAACGACCATCGTGCGACACGATCGGCCAACCAAGAGCGATCTGCACCCGACCATGAAGCCGGTCGGACTGGTGCAACGTATGGTGGAATGGTCAAGCATGGATGGATGGATCGTCCTCGACCTGTTCGGTGGAAGTGGCAGCACACTGATCGCCTGCCAGAAGGCAAACCGTCGAGCACGTCTGATGGAACTCGACCCGAAGTTCGTCGACGTGATCTGCAAGCGGTACCAGGATTTCACCGGAAAGAAAGCCACACATGCCGAAACCGGCAAGAATTTTGACGAGGTTCACAATGGCAACTAAGAAACCAAAACTTGAAGAAAAATCGGTTGTAAAAAAGCATGGAGGTGCTCGACCAGGCACTGGCGGTGCTCAACCAGGCGCTGGCCGACCAGCGTTTGAGCCGACCGATGCAGAGCGAAAACATGTGGAAGCCCTCAGCGGATACGGCCTCCCGATCGAGCAGATCGCAGTGCTGGTGCGTGAGGGAATCGATACAGATACCCTGCGAAAGCACTTCGCAACCGAACTGCTGTCCGGAAAAGCCAAGGCCAATGGTCAGGTAGGGAAAACCCTATTCCAGAAGGTAATGGCAGGCGACACGACCGCAGCCATCTGGTGGAGCAAGACGCAAATGCGCTGGGCCGAAACCCAAAAGCATGAGCTGACTGGCGCAGACGGTGCACCACTGGAGTTCACCAAGATCGAACGGGTGATCGTCAAGAATGGCTAAAGTCCTGCAACTGCAAACACCTGAGTGGGCGCTGCCACTGCTGGAGGCCAGCCGATACAAAGGAGCATGGGGTGGCCGAGGTTCAGGCAAGTCTCACATGTTTGCCGAGCTGATGATCGAGGCCCACATCATGGATCAGAAGCGGCGCAGCGTCTGCGTCCGTGAAATCCAGAAGTCCCTGAATCAGTCGGTCAAGCGACTGCTGGAGACCAAGATTCAGGACATGAACGCTGGCGCTTACTTCGAGGTGCAGGATGTTGTCATCAAGTCCAAGAAGGGCGATGGCGCGATCATCTTCCAAGGCATGCAAAACCACACAGCCGACTCGATCAAGTCGCTGGAAGGCTACGACTGCGCCTGGGTAGAGGAAGCCCAAAGCCTTAGCCAGTCCAGCCTCGACCTGCTGCGGCCAACAATCCGAAAGCCCGAGTCTGAGCTGTGGTTCACGTGGAACCCGCGCCAGCAAAACGACCCTGTCGACTTTCTGCTGCGCGGTCCGACACCACCAAAAGACGCAACCGTCCTCAAGGTCAACTTCCACGACAACCCATGGTTCCCCGATGTGCTCCAAGACGAAATGGAGTACGACAAGCGGCGCGACCCCGACAAATACCAGCATGTCTGGATGGGAAGTTACCTGACCAACAGCAACACCAGAGTGTTCAAGAACTGGCGCGTCGAGGAATTCGAAGCACCTGCAGATGCCATCCACCGG